TTCTTTAAATACTTTTGCTAATAAATTAAATTCTGTTTTTTGTGCATAGTGTAATCTTTTATGTATTGCACTCATGACTCTTGATCCTCTTTCAATCAACGCCATTGTTGTTCCTACAGGTGCATTTGCTGCTACACTGTCACCAATTTTTTGATCAGCGATAGAAGCAAAACGTTGTCCAGCCTGTACAACAAATCCTAGTAATTGAAATAAAGTTTGATCGGCCCCTTTGTAAGGTAAAGGCATTAGCCCAGCACGTAAATCGCCACTTGGTGCATCAACATCTCTAAACTCGCCAGGTTGTATAGGGCTGTCATCATCTGCTATTCGCAAACCTCTAGCTTTAAATCCTGCGGGTAAATTTGCTAATGTTCCTGCGTCAAGTAATTGTCTAAGAGCTGCTGTTGCCGTTCTTGATAAACCACCAAGCATATGAATTAATCCATAACCGTAAAAACCAAGACCAGGTAAAAATTTGTAATGTACAAAATATTGTTTTTTCTTTTTTAAAGCATCTTGTTCATCATAGTTTCTGTAAACTGATAAAACATTACCTGAACCTTCATCTATTGTTACAATGTAAGGTAATTTAATTCCATCAGGATCTTCAAAACCAGGAACATCTAAATCAACATGCATTTCTAGTAAAGTGTAAGTATCATTTTTATAACCAGAACCTGTTTCTTTTACACCATCCATTTTATTAATTTGTTCTTGAATACTATTAGATTCAGGATCTTCATATTCTTCTAAATCTACATCACGGTAAAAACCTGTGACTTGTAGTTTACGAATATCATTTTCAGTTCTTTTTAATACGTGTGTAATTCGCTCTGCTGTTCCCAAATCTGTTGCTGTGTAGGGAACAATTAATTCTTCACTAGGAATAAACTTTGATACAGCTCTTCCCATTGTAGAATCATAATATACTTTTTTAAAACTTGAACCTGATAATGGTAAATAAAACAACATCTGATCTAAGTCAGGATCAAAGTCTTCCATAACGTGCATAACTTGATAGTTCATAAACTCTTGTACACGTTGAGCTTGTTGTTCTTTTTGTGGATCAGATTTACCAATCATTTGTACTCTGACTGGACCGTTTGCAGGTAATAACTCTTTGTAAGCTTGCGCTTGAAACTGTGTAACTGTCTCTGATAATAAAGGATGTGTTACACCACTTGCTCCTTGAAAAGGTTGTGATCTATCTTCATACTTAAAGCCAAGTAGTTTTAATCCTTTTGCGTAAGCATCATACCACTCTTCTCTTGATGAACTATCCTCTTTATAATCACCAATAAGATCAGATGACATGTCTTGTAAATCTTTTTCATCCATGTACTCAGCTAAATTAGAATCAAATTCTACTTCCATCTGTTCATCTATTGGATTAATTAACGCTCCACCATCTTCTGTCATTTCAATGTTTTCAACTGTTAGTTGATCTTCGGGTGTTTCAATAGTAACAGATTCTGTTTCTAATTCTGTTGGTTCCCCTGTAATTCTTCTGTCCACGGCCATTATGCTACCTCAAATATATCAATATGCTCGACAAGTCCACCTTGTGCTTTGTGTGTTTTATATGGTTCTAACATCTCAGGAGTAATTTTAATAGCAAAAACTGGCTCCATATCTTTTTTGCTAGGTATTGTGATAGGTTGAACTCTATAGTTTGGATTAGATACCAATAGCTCTCTTGCTTGATCTTCATTTGTTAATGTCGCTACCATGTTACCATTTTGATCGGTGACACGGTATTGTGTTGACCCTCTTCCACCTTTTAATTGTACAGGCATGGTAATCATTTCTGAGTTATTACTCTGTGCTTGTTTTTTTAATATTGTTTCTAATGTAGATGTATAATGTTTTGGTTTTCCAAAATTAGGATTAGTGGCCGCTGTTCCTGAATTATCAATTACATTTGAAACAGAATCGGGACCCCCATAAAACTCGTCCATACCAATACCTTTGTATTGTGAATCTATAAACTGACCATTTCTTTTAAAAGCATCAAAGCGTCGTTGTTTATCGGCTGCTCTGTCAGCTTCAGATGTCGCGGCATTTCCTTGAAAGTTATATCGTTTACTTACATATTTTGATGGTGATACAGCATAATAGGAGGACGCATCAGGATCTTTTAATACAAACTTTCTGTACGCTAGTTCGTATAGATCTTTTTTAATTAAAGCATCTGCCCACTCTTCTCTATTCTTAAATGGTAAGTCAGGAAACAGTCCTGCCATGGTATTAGAGTCAACGGATAATACTTCATCTAACATGTTATTAATATTATCATTTAACAATCCTGCTAAACGATCTATCTGTGTTTGATCTATTTCTCTTGTTGCAATGTAGTTACCTACAATATCATCCACCTCTGTTTCTAATTTATTAATACGTTGTGCTATAACATCTACCTCACCCTCGGTTTTTGTCAGTGGTCTAAAGACTGATTTATTTTTTTCATAGAAATCTATTGTTGCCTGCGATACGCGGTTTAATCCTTCTAAATTTGTATTTGCTGCACCATCTTCTTGTATTTTTTTAAGGGCCGCCGCCAGTTGTTGTTTACGCCCTGCCGCTGCTTGTAATAAATCAGATTGTATCTCATCGGCAAACGTTACACGAACCACGCCACTCGGATCAACGCCCGATGCCTTGGTTATCTGTTCTTGTAACTCGTTATTCCTAACAACAAGCTCATCCATTTGATTAACCAAACCTGGGCTTATCTCATCTAACTGATCAGCATATTTTGCTATGACAGATAGTTTAGGAGTATCACCCCCAAAATCAAGCAGTATATCATTAAGGTCTGCTGCACTCATTCCTCGTTGATTAGCTAATCGTCCTATTTTATTTTTTGCTTCAGCATATAAACCTTGCAAACTTCGTTCATTTTTTGTTTTTTCTCTTGTGAGTTGTCTAACATTAATTTTTGTTTGTGGTCCTTCTACCTTTGGTGGTACAAATCCATAGCGGTCCGAGAGCCGCGTCCAACCGACAATGTATGTATTTTCTTCATTGGGTATACCAAAGTCATGACGCTGTATGGTTTCTCCACCAAACATGGATTGCGGATAATTGCCTGTGTCACCTGGTAATTTATCTCTGTTAATATATAAAACTCTTTCACGTTGTGTATCGGGTATAGAACCTGGCTCAAAGTATCCTGAATAACGTGTGCTTTTCTCGCCATTTGGATTAATGATCTCGGACCCTGAACCTGTTGCGTGTACTTTCATACCGCTAATTGGTGCTGATCTAACTTGTGAAATAATTTCTGTTTTAGATATAGGAGAGGCATCATCGTATAATCTAAGAAGGGCCGCGATACGGTAATCGTCGACCTCGGATTTTTTAATTCTGTTTTTGTTTAAGAAATCAAGGAGCTCTTGTTTGTTTGCAAATTGATCAGGTGCATTCGTCATTGCACGTTCTATGTCTGAATAGAATACAGACGTCATTGGTTGTTGTGTTATTGGTGTAACCTCAACAGGCATTGTTGGATCTAGCTCTACTGCTTCGTTAGGAGTAGGATCAAATATATCTTCCTCTGCTCTTTTTGCTTTTTCTGTTTCTAAACTCTCTTTTTGTTTTTTAGTTTGATTTGCTAAATTTGGTTTTGGTGTTGGTATTGGTGCAACCTCATTAATAGGTGCTTTACCAAATAGCTTAAAGAAAGGTAACATAAGATTTGCAACCTCATATGATCCTTCAGGAAGACTATCTTCTATTGGTTCAAAAATATTTAAATCGTCTTCTACCATACCACCACTAGAAAACCTTTCAGTTCTCAAAAGCTCCATTGGTCGTCTGTTTAATTTTTGTCCTATAAATTGTAAAGCTTCTTGTAGATTATTAAACTTTAAACCTTCAAACATACTACGAATATCTTTGCCGCCGAATCCACTAAGAATAATTCCATCTATTTCACCATTTTCTTTTCGATTTGGTGCATAGACAATGGATCCTCCTTTTTTAGATCTACCATAGTCACTAATCTGTCCTATAGGAATATAACCACTTGTTTCTGTTCCCACTGCTTGAATAGTTGCCCTTGGATCTCTTTCCGTCATAACAGTGGAATATGGTCTATTAGTTTGAAAATCTGTTTCGGGCTTAAAAAGTTCATCATAATTTTCTTTGTTATATTTTTCTTGTTCTTTTCGTCGACGAGCTAAGGCTCTTAAAATTTCATCTTTTCTTTGTGTTTCTCCTTTTAAAGCTTCTTTTATTGTCTTTGTTCCTTTTTTGTAACCTAACTTTCCAAGGGTGCCAAATAACCCCGCTACGTCAAATGATCCTTCAGGAAGGTCATTACTCTGTTCTTCAAAAATATCTAAATCGTCTTCTACCATACCACCATAAGAATAACCTTCTGGACCAGAACTTTCTAGTATTTTTATTGCCTCTAATAAATCAACTTTTTCTGGCAAAGGGTCTCCTGTTTTTTCTAATTCAGAAATTAACCCTCTTAATTTTGTAGATAATTTTCTTTTCTTACCTATAGTTATTCCAGCTTGTTGACCTTCAACACCCATAATCTCCATAATTTTTTGTATCTTTGCTAATCTACCATAGTCACCCATTTTCCCAGCAACGTTAGCTTGATTCTCTAAAGTTTTTTGAATACCTTGATTGTATGGTGATATATCTAAATATAAAAAATCAGGATTAACACCCTGTCCTATAAATTTTTCAGGATCATATCCTATTTCTTTTTTTACTCCTTCTCTCTTAGGTGGTTTCATTTTTGTTTTTTCAAAAGTATGCGCTATTTGAACAGAAGCTCTATCTCCTCCTTCAACAGGAAAAATACGTTTTAAAAAAGGTCTTATCAAAGGGCTAACTTTTTTTCTAACATCCTCTATTTGTTTAAATTGATTAAATAATTTTTGAGCAGGATTAGCGAGATCAGTTGCATCTCCTATTTTAACTACATCAAATAAAGTATCTAGATCAGTTGTAGGTAGTGTATCTCTTAAAAACTCATAAAATTTAAATTTTGGATTTGATATTATATCAACTTGCCCTGCTTTATCTGTTGCTTTTAAATCTAATATTCTTGGATCAAAAACATCTTCACCTAAAGGTGATAAATCTGTTAAAGGATCATCTAAAGGTGTTATAGGTTCATTAGGAAAAGTTTGTTTAAATTTTGCTACTAATTCAGATCTTCTCGCTGCTTCTTCTCCTCCCTCAATAACACCTAATGTTTCATCACTATATCTTAAACCGCCAACCTCTGATCCAGGTTTAGCGAGATAATTTTTAATTTCTGGTTTAAGAGTTTTTAATGTTGTAATAACTTTATTTTTTGAACTGACTGAAGTAAGTGGTGCAAAATCTTCAGGAAATGCTTTTACTAATTGATCATAAAAGGTAGCCATTGGCATTACTACTTGAGATTCACTTGCCTCTTGTAATTCTTTTGCCAACCTAACAGCCTTGTTTGCTTTTTCAGTATTTTGTAATAGTTGTTTTTCCATATAGGCTTCATTAGCTTGAGTCTGTGATCTTTTCTTTGAATGGTTTGTAATTTCTATTTGTTTTTCTTTTGTAATATATCCTTGTTTCTGTAAATTTTTTGCATGCATACTAACAGGGGTGTTAGTTGGTGGATAACCAGCAGCAGCTCTTTCTTCATTTACGATTTTTAAGTATGGATTTTCTTCCTTAACATCGAGTTTAGAAAAATTTGTCTGCTCTAATTTTTTTCCTATTTTTGTTTTTACTTCCTTTGTTAATGTAGTTGCTTTTGATTTTAACGGAGGGGCATCTTTTACTGGTTTTGTTTTCAATAATGATTCATCAAAATCTTTTAATGGTAAGCCACCAGGAAATATTTCATCTTTAGTTGTTAGTGTTCCTGTTTGTTTTTTCTTTTTTGGTTTTCCTTTAACGTGTCGTAATAAAAATTCTTGTTCGCCGTCTATAACTGGTTTTAATTTTCGAATTACTTCTTGGGCTTCTTCATAAGATAATGTTTTCATTACCTCTTTATTTTTAGCTAAATCAGTTAAACTCATCTTTGCTGCACTACTACCTAGTTTTGCAATTCCGTTTCTAGCTAATTTTATTAAACCTGCTCCTATGCCTGTAAAATCCAACATATCCAAAGGAGACAATACAACACCAAACATTTCTTCTCCTGAGAGATCCATAAAGTCAGTGCCTTCTTTTAATTTATTAAATGCTTTTTGTTGTGCGCTATACAAAAACTCTCTTGATCTAGTAAGATCTTGACCTATTGTGTATCTTCTAAAACCTAGATCTTCTAATATTTTTTCATTATCACCTCCATAAGCTGACATTGCATACAATGTTTTTAAAGGTATATTATACTTATCTGCTATTGCTTGATTGGTTTCTTGAACTTCTCTTAACTCAGCCAATGATTCTTCAGATGGTGCTAATCGGTTATACATGTTTGCAAAACCATCAACTATTTTATTTGTTAAAAAATCTTGACCTCTAGGGCCATAAGCATCTATTTTTTGTTGTTCTGTTAGAGGAGGAGCTACACCAAGATTAAAATCTGTTACGCCTGTTTCAGGGTCGGTTTCAGCACCAGGCATTGGTAGGTCTATAAAACCAGAATCGTCGTCAAATAAATTTACCATTAGTAATACTCTCTCGGTTCAATGTATCGTGGTTCATCCACATAATCAGACTCTAGACTGATAAAATTACCCTGTCTAAATCGCAGCAACGCTTGTGTTGTTGAATCGACTAAATCGTCATGCTCACCATAAGGGAAAGCTGCGCATTCTTCAATAACTTCTTCTGCCCAACGTTCGTCAGGAGCCCATACTTGTCCCGCTTCAAAAATAGGAGCCACGGAGTTGACACGTACATGCTTATCGTTGCCCTTACTAGGCGTATAAGTTACTACAGGAATTCCCAATTGACGTAGCTCCTGTGTTAAGGGCATACCAGATGCTTTCGCTTCTATCAAGATTGTTTCTGGTTCCCAGTATTTATATTCTTCTACAGCTACTTCTTTGAGCTCGGGAAAATCCCATCTGCCCTTTCTTGATTTTAAAAGTATAATGTGTGGTGGTCCGTGTTCCACGGGTCGAAATACACCCCACGTTGTTATCGCACTAAAGTCTGCTGTCTCTCTTTTACTGAACGCTGTGTCATAACTTTGTATAATATGCATCAAAGGTGGTATGTCTTCTTTTGGCCACATTTTCCACCACTCACGTTTTATAATTGAACCTTCTTCTGAGGTAGGGGCTTGTTGCCATTGTGCCTGCCATTTTTGTTCTGACAAAGATGCTTTCACACCTTGTAGTTCTTCTAATTTCCAAAACTGTGGCCACAACGGTTTATCATTCAAAACCGCAGGAAACTCTACAATTTCCCATTGATCAGCATTTTCGTTACTTTGTGCGTTTAATAATTTACCTGTAAGATCCTTTGTGGACCAACGAGTCATAACTATAACAATAGCACCACCAGGTTGTAAACGTTGTCTAGGTCCAGAGGTGTACCATTCGTAGGCATTGTCCATGGCTGTTTGTGAGAGAGCGTCTTGCTCGGAGTGAGGATCATCAATAATAAGCAAGTCAGCACCACGCCCAGTAATAGCACCACCCACACCAGCAGCAAAATACTCTCCACCAGCGTTAGTTGTAAAACGCCCCGCTGCCTTAGAGTCTTGTGATAAGCTGACA